CTCGGTCATTGAGAGCACGTTGACGACGTCCGAGATCAGGGAGTTGTTCTGGTTCGGGGTCAGCCGCCGAATGCGGATCTGCCACTGGGATCCCGCCGGCAGATCGATGCGGCGGCTGCGCTCGTACTGGGTGGTCGTCTTGCCGGTGATCGCATCGTTGAGGACGGTCGAGTACGCGCCTCCGTCGACCGACAGGTCCACCGCGTAGCTGATCGAGTAGCCCTTGCGGTCGGCGTTCTCGCTGTCCACCTCCTGCAGCGCCGGAACGGCCAGCCGGATCCGCACGGCGGAAAGATCCGAGCCGCTGACGGTGCGCACCACCGGCTGATCGCTGCGCAGCTCGACGTTGACCGAAATCTCGTTCTCGACCGAGGGAAAGCCCGGGATGTAGTCCTGGTCTTGCGTACCCGACCGGGTGTCTACGCTGACACCCGCAAAGTTCAACCCACCATCGGGGTTCTGGATGGGCACCTGGTTGAGGTAGATGGACTGGTTGCCAGCAACAAGGCCACGGATCTCTCCTTCGCTGACCAGGTCGATGATCCTGGCCACGGCCATCGAGTGCAGGCTGTCGGGCGTCTCGACCGGCGTGCGGGCATTGCCACCGCCCTTGCCGCCGGCGCCAGCCAGCCGGACGGCCTGACCCACATCGTGAGAGAGCGCACTGCGCATAGCCCGGCTCAAAGCTGGTCCTCCGCCATGATGCCGCCGCTGATGACGGCCGAGCCGACCAGCATGCCCTTGGTGTCGTGGCCGCCGTAGGCCACAGGAACCGGGTTGCCCTGGGCCTGGGTGTTGACGGTGCCATTCATGCTGTAGCTCGGGCGGTTCTCGACGCTGTCCTGCGCACCCAGCCCCTTTGGCTGCGGACCCAGCATCTGTACAACGCCACCGATGGCCATGACCGCGCCCGAATAGACCAGGTTGTAGTTCTGCGTCCAGACGCCGATGACGATCAGTACAACGCCGAGGATGATGTTCAGCACGCCGCCGCGCTTGTTACCGATCAGCACCGGCGCGATGCGGATGTCTTCCTGGCCAGGCGGATCCTGCAGCTGCTCCTTCGTCAGGTTCTGCGTCCCGATGAACACGGCGAAGGCCATGCCGCCCTCCTTCGCTCGGGTCAGATACTGCTGGAAGCCAGGGAGCATCGCGCACAGCGCACGCACAGCTTCCGCAGGGCTGTTGACAGCCAGCCGGAACTTGCGCCCGAAGCGCGCGCCCAGCTTGCCGTAAAGACGAATGGTGCGAAGGCGCTCAGCCATTGTCGGCCTCCCGATGGCGGACGATGTAGCGCGTGCGCTCCGCCCACATGCCGCCGTAAGTGATCACCTCCGACAGTCGGTCGGCGAGGTGGTGCAGCATCTGGCCGCCGCCAAGGTAGACGCCCGCGTGGTTTGGCACGGGGGAGCGGATCTGCATCAGCACCATGTCGCCGCGGCGCGGCTCGTCTCCGATCAGGTCGAATCCCTCGGCACGCAGGCGGTCCATGCTGTAGAGGTCCTGGCCTTTGTCCCACCAGTCGTCCTCGCGCTCGTACTGGCTGAGCTGGATGCCGAGCTCGCGGGCATAGAAGTCGCGGACCAACGTGTAGCAGTCGAGGATGCCGTGCGCGAACTGCCGCCCCACGAGCGGGGGGACGTACCCGCTCGGCTGGAGGGTCTGGAGGTCGCCGCATTCGGGCTCTGCACCCGTGACCTGCCCGACGCTGATGATGTGCCACGGCAGCCCGCTGGCTTCGCACATGACCCGGTCGGCATCCGAAGGTGCGGCCGAGGCGTTCGGGTGGCTGTGCACGACGGCCAGCACCTCCCCGAGATCCTCCGCATCGGCGTAGTCCTCGGCCGGAAGCCGGAAGTGCTCGCTGGGCGTGGTGGCCACATTGCGGCAGGCAACGTAGGCCTCACCGCCAGCGGCAGCCACGATCAGCCCGCAGCACTCGCGCGGGTAGTCGGCCACGGCATGCGCCTGGATGGCCTGAAAGGTGCTCTGTTCCATATCTCGCCCATAGAAAAGGCCCGCTCGGCGCGGGCCTGGTGGTGCTGCAGGTGCAGCGAGAAAGTGCAGGTGGTGCAGGTGGTCAGGCGCGCAGCAGGCCGGCGGCCGGGAACCCGCCGTGGGGCAGCGGCTTGTCCGCACCGAAGCGCAGCTTGCAACTGCGCACGCGGAACCCGCATTGATCGCGTGCAGGGTCGTCCGTGGGCACGTCATCGGCGTCAGCCACAGCCGGGCCGTTGTAACCGCAGTAGGGGCCACGATAGCCACCCCGAATGCTCCACCCGCACACCCCGGCGATGACCTGGCGACCGGGCAGCTGCTCGCCGTTGAGATCGATCGCGGTGGTCAGCTCGAACTCGACCGTTTCCTTGTCCTCTGAGACCTTGCGCTCGATGAACCAGATTTCGTCCTGGAAGTGCTCGTCCGGATCCGCCGTAGGGTTGCCCTGGGGGAAGTTGGCGGCGTCGAGGTACTTCGCCAGCGTCTGCCGGCGGATCAGGCGCGCACCGACCAGATCCTCGAAGAGCAGGCACAGCGCGGTGATCCGTCCATCGATGTTGCCGACCTTCAGCCGCGGGGTCGGGGGCTGATCCCCAGTCCTGGCGAACCCGGTAGCCTCGATCGGCCAGGCCCCGTACTCCTGGCCCTGCCACCAGATGACACTGCTCTGCAGGTGCTGGTGGAAGAACAACTGGTCTGCTCCGAAGCTGCTGGCGTCCAGCTCGTAGACAGTAATGCGGCCCCCTGGCTCAAGCTGCTGGACATCGGCGGTAATGGTCATTCCGGCCACCGCTGGGTCACGTCGTACGCCTCGGCCTGTTCGAGGGTGTCGATCGCGGCGATGGCCTCGTGGTGCGCCCGCTCTGTCGAGAAGCACGCCTGCACGTGCCCTGAGATCGCCTGTGCGATGCCCTGCAGCTGCGCGGCCGTGAGGCGAACCCATCCGCTTGCCGCCTTGAAGTCGACCGCCTCAAGCCCGCCCAGCGCGATCGCCGACAGCACGCCGCTGATGCGGTTCTGATCATCCAAGTTTGTGCCCACCAGTACGCCGCCAATCGAGAGGCCGCCGGTCTCGCGCGCCCAGCGCTCGCCAGTTGCTGCAGCGACCAGGTCAGCTTTCAGTTCGTCCAGTGACTTGATCGGAACCACCGGTATCGGCGTGTTGCCTTCGTCCAGCCAGCGCTGGTAGTCGGCCCACATCCAGTGACCGCGTGGAATGCTGGTTTCCGTATCGATGCGCAAGATAATGTCGGGGCTGCTAGTGAGTTGGTACATGATCAAAGCTCCGCGTCAGCTGTCCATTGGAAGGAACTCAGGTAACTTCCCGGTGCAGCCGCACCCGGAACGGCGTAGAACATTTGGAAGACGTCTTGACCCGACGCTGCCGCGTCAATGTTCTTCTCCGTCGATAGTGTCCATGCCCCGCCGACATAACCACTCGGCAGGCCGCTCGAAGAGTTATTGGCGGCTGAGCTGAAAATTGCAACCGCCGGCTTGACACGTTTGGTGACCTTGAAATCGACATGCACATGTACCAACCCACCCGCAAACGCAACGCCGTGGTAGATCGGGATTGAAGGGGACGCCGTGCTGTTGTTCACCGGCGCGGTGTCGATATCAAAGCTCTTTTCGTAGTACCGCTGGCAGAGCGCGAGCTCCGTTGCATAGGGACGCCATTCCAGGCCAGTCGCTGTGCCGCCGACCTCCATCTGGACTGCCGTGAAATGCACGTCACCGATCTGAGCGCCAAGCGCTCCGTTGCGCGCGTTGAAGGCGCTCCCGCCCGTAGCCCACAGAGTAAGCACGAGGGAGTTGTTCTCACCCGCCGTTTTGCCTGCAACGCTAGGTACGGCGACCGTATGCGTTACGGTGTTGAGGCCCGCCGCCAAGGTGTACTTCGCCACTCCAATACCTGTGACCGTCGCGGAGCCGCCCGCACCGAAGGCCTGTTGAATTTCGATAGCGATCTGACGACCAGCAGCCCCGGCGTTGAACACGTTGAAGCTGACCGTTGCAGTTTCTCCGGCGAAGTTCTGCACGCCCTCGATGCGTTGCTCGAAGACGACGAAATGATTCGTCGCGTCTGTCACCGCACCGTAGCTGACCTTTGCGAATGCCGGCGCCTTGAGTCCAGCAGTGCCCAGCGCAATAGGGTTTCTGCTGAGGTTTGGGGAGCTGACCCCGCCCGCGTTGAAATACCATCGATCAGCGGTATAGACCGCGGCACCAAACGACGTGCCGCGCTGCCACACACGAAAGTCACCGTTGATCAGGCGGTTCTTGCCGGGGATGCGGCCAGCGATGGCCGTGTCGACCTGGCCCGGAATCTGGCCGATGGCCTCGTCGAGCTGCTGCTCGGCCTGGGCCACCTTCTCGTCGACGTCCTGCAGGGCGGTATCGACCTTTTCCTCGATCTCAGTTTTGAGCTGCTCGACGTCCTCAACGATCGTGCCGATGCTGCCGGTCAGGTCGTACAGCTCATCGAAGTTGGCGTTGACCTTGGTGAACGCCGTCGGGTTCGGATCACCAGTCCACCCCGGGTAAGGGGTGGTGATGTCGATGGTTTGCTTTGCCATGTGTATCCCTTACGGCTGGAACGTCTGTTCGAACGTGGCGGTGACGGTATGCACCAGGCCATTGGGGAATGGCTCGGTGTGGGTGTCGCAGCGGAACAGCAGCAGGCCGCGTGGGCTCTGCCAGAGGAATGAGTAGCCGAGGTGCGCATCGAGGAACTCGATGATCTGGTCGATGCGCTCCTGCGAGCCGGTGAAGGTGAGCTGGTAGCTCCGCGTACGCGGGTTGATCCCATCCGGGGCAGCCTGGCTGTAACCGTCACCGAACATTGCCCGCTTGATCTTCGCGTTGGCCGTGCCGGCACCGGCGCTGGTGGGCTTCCAGGTAAAGGTGTCGGTCATCGGCCGACCCCCATCGCATGCAACGGGCCGCCCGGGCGCATGTCCTTCTCCTGCAGCGCGCGGTACTTTGCTTCAACGAACCGCCCCAGCTCTTCGCCGAACTGCTTCATCTGCGGGGTGTTCGCGTCTGCCTCAGTGCTTCCGTCGCTGGCAATGTGCACCACGACGCTGAGCTGAGCCGGTGCCGCGCTCGCACCCGCACTGGTCGACGGTGTGGCTGCCGGGATCACCTGCCCGTTGTTGCCCGGGATCAGGTAGGTCTTGCCGCGCCCATCATCGAACAGCTCCGGCCGGCCGCCCTCGCCCACTTCGTACAGAGAGCTCCCCTTCACCGGGCCACCGCTGGCGCGGCCACCGGCAAAGTTCACACCCTCGTTGAGCCAGCCGGTGTTGTTCCCGAAGCTCTGGGCCGAAAAGGTGGACGACACTCCGCTGCCGCCGCCTCCCCACGCAGACGTGAACATATTCACCAACCCCATGATGGCCTGCTTCGCGGCGATACGGGCAAGGTCGGCGATGATCGAGTTGGCCAGGTCTTTGAATGAGAGCTTGCCTGTCTGGACGAACTTCACGAACGCATCCTCCGCGCGCGATAGGCCGTTGCTGAGCAGGCTGGCCGATTGCTCCGACGCGTTGCCGGCGGCAAAGATGTAGTCCTCCCACACGCGATTGAAGCCAGTGCGCCAGTCGCCGAGCATTGCCGCCCGCCGCTGCTGATAATCGCGCTCGATGTCCAGCGATCGCGACAGGCTCGCCTGGAGCTTGTCCTGCTCACTGCGGTACGCCTCGTCGCTGAGTGCGGTGTCCTTGTCACGCTGGGCCTTGTCGAGCTTCTCCCGCTCTTGCATGTACTGCCGCTGGATCTCCAGCTGGCGGTTCAGCATCTCGGTCGCATTGGCGCCCCGGCCAATCCCCATCAGGTCGACGTTGGCCTGCTCCGTCCGCAGCTTCTCCAGCTGTGCCAGGCGCTCGGTCAGCGCCGCGCTGGCGGCAAGGTCCCGCTGTCGCTGCTTCTCCAACGTGGCGGCCTTGTCACTGGCCTCCAGCTGCGGGATCAGGGCCTGCAGCAGGCTTCGGGTCGCCGCGGTCATGGTGTTGGTCTTGTCGGCAAGCAGCTGACGCGCCTGAATCACCAGCCGGTCGCTGGCGGTGACCTTGTCCCCACTTTCGGCCAACTGCTGGTTGGCCGTGATCTGCCGCTGGATATTCGCCACGAAGCTCTGGGCCGATCCGTCGTCGGCGTTCTTCTTGCCGACCCCTTCGCGCTTGTTGAACTGCTTGTCCACCTGGCTGTTGGCCTGGGCGATCAGCTTCTGCATCGATCCGTCAAAGTGCCGCGGGTCGTTGTCGTCCAGCTTGTTGTAGATCTCGATGATCTTGTTGATTGCCTGGCGCTTCGATGCCTCGCGGTCGAGGCCGGCCAGCCGTCCCTTGAGCGCCTCATCGGCAGCGGACCGTTCCCGCTGCAGCTCGCGCTCGGCCGTCACAGCGTCCCGATCGTACTGACGCACCTGCCCCAGGATCGCGGCGCCGTCGGCCAGCTCCGACTTCCACTGGCCAAGCTGGGCGATCCTCGCGCGCATCTCTTCCACACCGTTGGAGCCACGGGACCTATCTCCCGGCAGCGGGCTGCGCTGCAGCTCCTGGAAGTACGCCAGATCCTCCTTCGCACGTGCGAGCTGGCTGGTCAGGTCGCTGCGGCCGACCTGCTTGACGCCCTCGACGGTGTCATTGAACGCGGCCAAGGCGCCCTTCCAGGCACGCTCGACAATACCTGCGCTCTCTGCCATCCCGTCGGCGCGCTGGCGGATCACCCCTTCCAGCTGCTCGACCGCTGCCTCGGTGGCCGCATAGTCGCCGCGCTGCTCCCGCACCGCCTCAATGTGCTTGTAGACCTCCAGCGTCAGGAAGTTGTAGCGGTCGTTGAGCTTGACCAGCGCATCCGCGCCGCCGGTGGCCAGGCTCTCCACCTCGTTGACCGTGCTGCTGATGGACTTGCCGGTCAGGTCCGACAGGTTCATCGCTGCAGATGCAATCAGCTGCAGCGTCTGGCCACTGGCGTTGCCCTGCTCGACAAGCTGCGCGATCGCTGCGCCGGCGTCCTTGTAGTTGCCCTTGGCCTCGCCCAGCTGCGCGCGCAGCAGCATGAGCTGGTCGGCGTTGAAGCCCGCCGCGTTGCCCGTGGCGGTGAGCTGGCCTTCCAGCTGCCGCAGCTCCATGTAGCCGGTCACGGCCACCGCAGTGAGGGCGGCGATGCCGGCGACCGTGCCACCTACGGCCAGGCCGGTCATGGTGAGCATGCCGCCCAGCGCGCCAGTCCGCGCGGTCAGGGAGGTGATCGAGGACTGCGCCTGGGCGAAGTCGCCGGTAGCCAATGCCCGCACCAGCGTGGCCACCGACTGCTGCGCTTCCACCGATCGCAGGTTGAGCTGCCCGAACTGGCCAGCCAGCGTGCCGGTGCCCTGGGCCGCGCCGAGCGTCTTGGCGCGGGTGGCGTCCAGCTGTGCCTGGTACTGCTGAAACACCTGTGGCTTGATCAGGCCGAGATCCCGCGCCTTCGCCAGCCGGTCCTCCATATCGGCCAGGCGATCCAGCGCGGCGACCGTGGGGTCGATCTGGCCCAGCAGCTTCTTGAGGTTCAACTCCTGCGCTTGCGTAGCGCGCGCGGCGTCCCGGGCCTGGTTCGTCGCCCGAGCCTCTGCCTCCTGCAGGGCCTTGGCGCGCGTGGCCAACCGCTCCTGCTCGGTGCCCGCCCGGGCCATCACCGCCGCGCGAGAGTCGTATGCAGATGTCGCCTCGCGGGCAGCTTCTGCCAGGGCACGCTCCGACAGGTTGGCGCCGCGCATGGATTCGGCATAGTCGACCGCCCCCTTCGCGATGCGGGAAAAGCGCCCGTCGTCCTTGATTGCACCATCCAGTGACACGCCCACCTTGTCGGCGGTCCGCGCGAGAGCTTGGTATTCCTTCTCCAGGCGCTCGGCCGCGGCACCGGTCTTGGCAGCCGCTGCAGCGTTCTCATCAAGGGCCTTGGTGCCCTCCACCAGCCCGCTGCTGTCGACCTTGTAGCCGAGCTCGGCGATATCGGCCATCTTCAGTGACTCCCGTTGTTCTGCGATTCGGCCGCGCGGGCGCGGGCCGCTTCCTGGTCCTCTCGCACCGCGCGGAGGTACCGGTCATCCATGGCCATGAGCATCTCCACCTCCTGGGGGAGCAGGTCGATCTGCAGCAGGCGGCTCCATTCGCCGACGTCAGCAAACGTCAACGCCTCCGTGCCAGAGCGCCGGCGGCCGGAGAGGGTCCAGAACCAGTCCCAGACGTGGGCGCCTTCCACTGGCACCTCCACGTCAGGGGACTCGGTGCCGAAGCGTTCGTTGCGCTGCCGGCGGGTTTCGCCCTTGTCGTCCGCCATGTCGTAGCGGACGGTCAGGTAGGCGGCTTCAGCGATCCTGATCTTCAGG